TACTGCAGACCGAACAAAGCGTTCAGACCGGGGAGCAGCTCTTTCAAAAGTTGTGCGCGTGAAATAGCCATGATTTAGCTCCTTATGCTACGTAATAGCGGTGTGCACCGAAGTTGAACTTAACCAACACTTCGGGGGTTTCGACCAATACAACAGTACCTACGACTTGGGTTGTAATCGAAGTCACAGTAAGAGTTGTACTACCAGTGGTTGTCACAGTAGAAGCAGCGCTCAAGGTAGCACCTGTGAACTGCAACTGACCATTAACCAAGTTAAACACATCAGTACCAATTGGCAAGAACGCACCAACTGGTAAACCTGACACAACAACAGAAGTTGCTGAAGGAGCGCCACCAGATACGTATGTGCTTGAAACGCTGACTTGTGTATCAGGAACCAAGTTCAATACACGGAAGCCACCACCAGAGGTTGTAGCAGACGCACCAACAACAGACATACCACTGTTACCAGTAGATGCAGAGCCAGTTTGTGTGCCGCCAGCCATATTAGCGCCAACGAGGATTGAAGAAGCTGAACCAATAGTTGTACCACCAGCGGTAGTAGTAACAGCGACTTTCATCACTTGGTCAGGATCATCACCAATAATTGCCGTAATATCGCCAGCAGTAACATTACCGGGGTAATACTGGGCGTATTGACGTTGCTTAGTCGTAGGGTTTGTGTAATAGCAACCCAAGAAAACACCAACCGTTGTATTGGTAGTGCTAACGGGGTAAGTTGCAATCACAACATAACCAGCTGACAAAGTAACCAGATCACCGTAATACATTGCGGTGCCGTAGTTGTACTGGATAGGTAGGTTACGAGTAGAACCCGCAAATACCTGTCCACCGATCAGATTGACCGGTTTAACGCCGTAAGGGGCGTCAATAGTGGGATAAGCCATAAAAGACTCCTATTTAAATTTAAGTACCTTTACCAAAGCTAGACGAAGATTTATTCTCCCTAAAGAGAGGCATCCGCGCATCACTTTGACGCATAAGATTGTTGTCTACAGCTTCCGTCTGAGATTGTGTCAACTTGTTAAAGTGCGTATTACGCTGTTCCACAAACTCTTTCGGGGTCTTACAGAGTAACAACCCGCCAATTTCAACATTGTCTTTGTATCGACTTGCTGGATCGGCTAACAGTCTAAATTTTGGCTGCTCTTCTAAAGTAACTGGCTCCCAGCCTTCACGCAATTTGCTTGAAAGGTTACGAGGGTCAGCTGCATTCAAATTAGCAACACGAATCCATCGGTAAGCGTAGTCCGGGTGCTTGTCTGGTTCAGGTAGAAGTTCGGCCTGCTGCCACTGTTTAGGACGTTCAGCCATCAATCTATCTTCAAGTTCACGCGGTTTTCTGTTTTCAGCCATTATTGGCCTCCATTTCGAGTTTCGCCTTGGCATATTGCTCGGGCGTTAAATTTAGTTTTTTGGCCAAGCTCATTTCAGACGGATTCAAACGAACCCTCTTAGGAGCAGTTGACCTTGTAGCCGGTGCTACCACCGAACTTCTGCGAGCGACTGGGCGCTCATTTTGTTCCGCTTCTTCCTCAAATTTCTCTGGGAAACGCTTGCGAATAGTTGCGTCTATCTTTCGATAATACTCTTGTGATGAAACCTGAACACCTTCGCGCTTGAGCTTCTCATGGAGGCCTAGCGCCAAACTGGTCATTTCTTCATCTTCTCCGAACCACGTATTTTCCTGTTGCCAGGCTTGCGCGCTGGGGTCAGGACGGAACTGTGGTGCCGGCTGTGACTGCATTTGTACAGGAGTTTCTTCCTCTTGTAAAGCAGGTGGACGAAAATTCTTTACTTTTTCGGTTTTGAGAGTTGCTTGAGTCAGACGCTCTTGCGCTTCCATGACCTTATCAGTGTCGCCAGAATCATAGGCCTCACGATAAGCGCGCTTGGCCGCATCCATCTCCATAGCCACAGCTTTTTGAACCGTGGCAAGCACGTTCTTCTCGCTGTTATTAAGGTTGGACTTAAGACGCTGGTTCTCTTGCATCATCTTCTGAGCAAAAGTAATAGCCTCTTGTTGCTCCCTTAAAGCGTTCTCTTTCTCACGGCGTTCTTCGTGAGCCAGACGCTTCATCTGGATAAGCTTCTTCTTAACCTTAGTGGAATAGTCTTCGAGCTCATCGTTGTACAGGTCTTCTTTGACCTTCTCTTCCATGGGAGGCTTATTGCGATCCTCCGCAGGGGTGTTGTCTTCTACGTCAATAATGATCTGTTCATCAGTTTGATCGTCTTCTGTGGTGACTTTTACGTCATCCTGTTCATCGGGAAATTTAAATGTACTCATGTCGTTCCTTATTTGCGGCGGATGCCGCGTGGATCGTCTACTACGCCCTCAACAGAATCGTCATTGATCACACGGAATTCTTTGCCGTGAATGACCAGTCGCGTTCCTGAGTTGGGTCTAATCAAGATAAAGTCACCCTTCTTGCAGTACGGGCCTGATGGGAATCGGCTTTCGTCCTTGTAGCAATCTGGGCCCATGTCTACTACGAATAACACAGTAGTCAGGGTTTCCTCAATCATGAGAGTTTCTTCCGCTTTTACGAGTCCGGACTCTCCGTATTCTTTCTCTATCTCAGGGATAGCACAAAGAATTCTGTAACCAGATGGGCGGGGAAGTTGTTTAGCCTTCTCCTCTGGCTTTGTGTTCAAGATCTTGGATAAATCCACGGCCTTGGTTATGTCGAGATTTGAAATCTCACTCGTCATCGTCATCGTGATTGACTCTTTCTTGTAGGTCTATGATGTATAAACGTGCAGTGAGTAGACCTTTAACCTCTCCGCACATCTTCTTGTACTCCGCATAATCTTCAGCCTTGCCATCGGCTATTGACATTTGGAGTTGGGATACTTTGTCATCTATCTTTGAAGCTAGAAGTTTTAAATATTTGTCGATCATTGCTTGTTCCTCATTATTTCAGCTAAGAGTTTGTTCTTCTCGGCCTGTGCATCTTGAGCAAGTTCCTGTTGATCTTTCTGCACCGAAGCTTGAATCCGCGCCATATCAATCTCCTTTTGGGTAGCGATACGTTCACGCTCAATCTGTTGCTGTGACTGCTTGAGCTGGGCGTCAGTTGCATCCTTCTGAGCCTTACGCTGACCCTCTTGACCCTTAAGCGCCAGCTCCTGCTGTTGCATTTGGATAAGGGGATCTTGTTGCATTGCCGCCGCTTGAGCCTGCTGGGCCTGTGCAGTATTGGCCTGCAACAACTGGGCGCTTGCCTGTGCGATGAGCTGTGACAGCTGCACTTCCACATCTTCTGGCAATTTCTCTTCTGGGCCGGGCAACGGTACACCCATTTGTTTCTCTATTAACTGACGATAATGGAAGCCCAAGTGTTCGGCAATGTGAGCCTGCATTGAGGCCATGATCTGGTTGGCCATTGGGTTTTGGCCTATGGTCTTCATGATCAATGGATCTTGCATGAACGTCTGGTGGGTCGCGATGTGGGCTTGTTGATCTTGGTAGATAAACGCCTTCATTGGCATACCCTTTAGTGCGGCCATGTTCTCGCTGACTGGGTCTTTTGGTGTCTCATCATCAGGTAGAGGAACAAGTTTCTGAGCGTTCTTAATACCGAGGACGTCAAGCATCTGTCTATGTAACTGTGGTAAGTCATAGATCTGTGGAGCTTGCTGGGACAGCTGGATAACCGCCTGATACTGAACAATCTTCTGCGCCATCGTGGCCGCATTAGGGTCAGACACAGGGATTACATCAACCAAATCGTAATCAGACTGTTTGGCTTTGCGGGATCCTTCTTCAGGCTGGTAGGAATACTCAGCCGGTGTGTAGTCGCGGATGATGTCTCTTAATAAGGCAAGCTCTTGTTTGAAAGAATAGTGAATGCGCGCCTGAACAGCGGTCATTACCTTCAATTGACGCTCAAGGATGGCCAACGTAGTGCCAACGGGAGAGTTGGCAGACATATCGGCAACTTGGATGTCAGCTGCAGAAGCAAACTTGCGGCCTTCTTCAACAATCTTATCGAGTAAAGAAGCCAACACCTGTGACGGCTCTTTGTACGGCAGAGGCATGATGTTCTCTGCAATAGAACCGCTTGGTACGTCAACATCGCGCCACTCAGCTGGGCCGATTGGTGTATCGTCACCCTTAACCCGCAGGCCACGGGTCTTAAAGCCGCCGGGCAAGTTGGCCAGAGTACCTGCATCCACCAATTGACGCAGGATTGACGTACCAGACTTAGCAAACGCGCCAACAAGGTGAATCAAGCCAAAACAGTAGAAGCCAAAGCCTGGGACGTAACCATAGTGGACGTAGTGCTGGCGCTTGGTGTGCAGTTTGTCGCCTTGCTTCCAGTTTCTGCGGATAGCCAGACACTTCATGCTTCCATATTCGACAGTGACAATATAGGGCAGGGCAATTCCTGTAGGTTCACCGTCTTTATCGGTGTGCTCGTAGCCTTCAAGGTCGAGCTCTACGTTCATCTCAAGTATTTTGTAGCGGTCATCCGACAAAGCGCGGAATCCCATCTTCTCGGCAATCTTTTTCTCTACTTCATCCAGCGAGTTGTTGGGCTCTCCAAGGTCAATGTCGGCATAGAATCCAGCAACCTGTAACTTACGCAGCTCGTTTTCCGTTTTTCGCATAACGTGCGTAACGCGAGGGGACGTTTGAATGTCGGACGCACCGTAAGGCACAACCAGATCTTCAGCCGGGACGAATATTGATGTTTGTCTGTCAAAACTTGGATCAAAGTAGACTTTCTTAAAAGCGTTTCCTGACAATCCCAGACCCCAGACCATTCTTTCGTGCTCTGGCCTGAACTCTGTCATCACATCCGTCAGTTGATAGTTCATATCATCCTGAACTCGAACAGCGGCGTCTTTTTTCTCGGGGGTTTCCTTGCCAATGATCTGGGTCTTCACCGGCCCAGCTGCAGGAAACGTACTCATCATGATTTCAGCTTGGAATTTAACCAATGCTTCTGAGAGTAGTGGGTGGTAAACACCGCAAGCACCAATCCAAGGGTCAGCTCGCTCTTCAATCTTCATCCCTAAGAGCTCTAAACCGTCTACATAGGTCTGCATCCAGTCTTTACGAGAGTTGACGTCATCGTCATAGTCGCCAATTAGGTCAGTCACTATCCCAGTGACGATAGATTCGTCTAAATAATCAACTAAGTTAGCGTCAAAGTCATCTTCTTCTGAGCCGTCAATGGTGATCTCCATATCACCAATGTTAATTGTCACCTCTTCAGGGTCAACAATCTCAATTTCAATGCCGCCGTCCTCTTCGGTATCAGGCATTAGGGCTTCTAAACCCTCTGGTGCGGCGTAAAGTGATTTTTCAATGGACATATGTATCCTTAGTAGTAAGAAACTTTGCGTCTAAACGAGCGAACTTCGTCCTCTTCGTCTGTCTGCAAGCGTATAAACCCGCCTTTTCTGAACCTTATCAGAGCCTGCGTAGAAGAGTCAACTAAGTCATCGTGGTCTGAGTTTGGGAACGCAGCCATTTCTTCCATTAACTCATCAGCCCAGCGCGTAGCTGGCGCCCAAACCTTACCGCTGGCAAACAAATCAGATACAGAATTGATCCTCACCATCTTATCATTACCTCTAGACGGCGTAAACTCTTGAACAGGAATTCCCATTGCCCTCAGTTCATAAATCAATGGCGCTCCGGACGCCTTGGCCTCAACGATAAACGCATCTGGCTCCCACTCTTTATAGTGGTTAAAGGCTTTTTCTTTTAACTCTGGGAATTCCATACGCTTTTTAAACGCATCAAGCAAAATAATATTTGCGTCATTCTGGTTCTCATTCAAATAGAAAACCCCCCAAGTCGTACAGGCTGAATAGTCAGACCGTTCATTTTTTGTAAACGCCGTATCCCAAGACTGGATCACAAACTCACACTTAGGCGGGTCTTCGTTTGTCCACTCTTTCCACCACTCCCTCTTAACAATCGCGCCTTGCTCTGAGGTCGGGCTTTGTTGATACTGGGCGTTCCACTTAGCGGCAGGTAGTTCAGACTGTAGGGCGTGGAGCTCCTCTAGGCTCCAGAACTCTGGCCATAGGGGGTTTCCACTCGGTAG